CACTCACCTACTTCAAACTCCTGAGGGAAAGAATCCATGTGACCATCCAGGGTATTAATATGTCGTAAAGGGTCATACAAATTTTTCATCACCAACGTATCCCAAGAGGGAAACCCACACAGAAGCTCTTTCGTTGACAAACCCTTCCTACGCAAATCACGAAAATCATCCTCAGAATAAAGATTCAACACATCAGCTGGAAGCTGGCCAGGACGCATGCCTATGGCATCTATTGCTGCCCGATTAATAGCCTTAAGCGCAATATACGCATCTCGATTCGATGCATACGTACCGTACGCATGCCCTATTGAAGATAACACTATGTCTAAGGGTTCACGACGCTTCTCCTCTTTTCCATAAACGCACCGCACTAAGAATTCCCATGTCTCTCTAAATGGTAAAAATGTAGGTTGCTTTCCAGAAACACAAAAACTCTCTTTATAAGGGTTCACAACAAATTGATGCTTTAAGAAAGTAGCACCACGATTAATAATTCTACCATCCTTAACGGTGCTACAAAAAGGGACACCATCTAAAATATCGCGAATTTCAACATTCAAATATTTCTTACAAAAAGCGGTAAAGTTAGTCTCGTTTATGAATGCCGAAATACGAGGATCCATAGTTTTGTTCCACAAGTGGTCATCTCCATAGATCACAACAATTAATTGAGTTAGTACTACTTTCTCCTCTATAATAGTAGCAGCTTCGGGATCACTGTCATATAAAGTAGAAAGAACGTGGAGAACAAATAACACCCACCACACCAAAAGTATAAAAGAATCCATGTGAGAAGTATTCAAACAACCACTGGGAACTACCCCCTCTAAACCTGCCCACTGCGTGGAGTAGAGATGCAATAGCTTTACACATATATTCTTTATCAAAAATATTGTTACGCGCTTCCGTGCTGCATAATCCGCAGCTGTTGAGTCATCATAAATCAAAGTATTCGTTAAATATAACTCTATCCACTTTGCGGAAACACTCACATCCAAACCATCCACATCGCCTTCACACATTTGAGGCAAGTATGCAGTCGACTCGTCTACACCTAATATTTTAGCTAGCCAATCGGCACCACCATTCACCCATGACTGTCCTATCCTAATAATCTTCCCTCGTTCTACGTGCATACGAAACTTAGAAACTAATCGTTCTGCTATAATAAGCACTGAAGAAGGTATCATAAACGTACGCACTTTAGCCATCTTCTGCGCCCACTGCTCATCTGTATAAC